ACGAGCCACTCGAAATATGCCTCAGTCAAGGGTCTTCACCCGATTCATGGGAATCGACTGCGACTCGAGATACTCCTCGAGGCCCTCGTTGTGGAAGAAGAGCTGAATATCGGTCTCCTCGCGGTAGTTTCGGAGATACTTCACGCTTCGAGTGGGATCGACATCGTAATCGACCATGTCATCCATAGCATCTTCGATGAGAGCCTTGACCCGAACATCAGGCACGATACTCTCATCGTCCGCCATATATACAAGGTTGTCACCCGCCAGATAGTGGAGCTCATAGCATGGGAAGTCCGCCCAACCGCGCCAGAAGCTTTCTTCAGTTACTCGGATGATGGGGAGCTCGTGCTGCTCGTACCCCAGATACATCTTCATGACTGCCTGGGCCTCGTCGTTGAACGTGTATGCGTCCACAGCGACACCCTGCTCCATGTCGTCCACAGGAGTAACATCCTCGAACTCTGGGGGATTGGTCCACAGAGAACCGCGCTGTTGGTCCTGCATAGCCTCGTATTCCTCACCAGGCTTAGGACGACCGAGCATGTCGGTGTGCTTCGATTTGACAGGTTTGATTTCTTCGCCCTTCTGAACACGCTCGATCTCGAGTCTGAGCTTCGTCTGGTAGTAGTGCCGAATAGCCTCGACTTCTTGTGACAGACGCTCCTCGGCATTCTTGTCTGCGAAATACCGAGCGCTGAGAACGCCTATCAGAGCACCGACCGCAAAGGCCAGCGCCACCTTCACGGTGGTTTGCATGGTTGTGTCCTTTCTTAAGAGTTTCTAAATATCAGATGAGATCCCAGATGACGCCCTGGACGTTGGGGTCGATAATCCAGGATCGGTAAACTTCGGTCGAGTCTGAATCGCCGACCAGATCATCGATGTAGTCACCGATGCGAAGATCAATGTAATTATCGCCGTTGCGGTCGTAGGTCCAGCCAACCACAGCACCAGCAGGAGTACGGCTGATACCAAAGGCATCGTAAACCTCATTGAGGAATACGTGTCCTCGGGCCACGAGGCGATCGTTGAAATATGCCTGGGTAGTTGAGAGCATGAGTTCATCGTGCTCTTTAGAGCCCTCCCAGTCCTCGCAACCGGGGCCATAAACCCGAGCATAAGGGGAGAGGCCTTCGATATCGATCCGATAAGGCTTAATACCCATCGCCTTGAGATCCTCGAGATCCTTGACGATGGGTGGGACATCACCCGCCTCCTCAGGGGAAATATCCTCCTGAGACTTCTCGTTCACCCACTTCTGCATCTTCTTGACGCCCTCAGAACCGAAGATCTCGGCAACGCCGGACTTGTAGTTCTTGAAGGCGCGGTCGACAGCAGAATATGCCGCGAGCAGACCGGTGTAGCGTCGAGTCTGGATGGCATGACCGGAGACAATCAGAGCACCACCACAGGCAGTGAAGAGAATGGTCTTCCGATAGGCGAAGAGGAAGTTCTTTGCGATCTTAGCGCCGAGAACACCCTTGGCGGAAATATAGACCTTGCGGTCTGGAACGGTCTCACTCGTGATGGCAGACCAAGCCTTGAGATGAGTATCAAGGTCTTCGTTCTCACTAGCTGCTGAGGTCTCGACTGCCGCGGAGACAACACCAGCGCCCATAGAGATGATCCCCGAAGCAATGAGGATGTGCGGCGCGTGCTTTCGAATCAGCATACCAGCCTGGGTAAACACTCGTGTAGCGGTTGAAGCATTCATGGTTAAGTACTCCTTAGTTCTTGATCTTGCCGTTGGCTACGAATTTCTTGAATATAGCGACGACTTGCGCATCGTTCATCTTGTCGACGCGCTCCTGCCATCGACGTCCGTACAGTTCTCGAAGCTTCTGCTTCATCTCGAATATAGTCATCAGATCTTCACAGGCCTCTCGAGGTCGAGGATGTATCCGTTACGGACCCGTCGAACCTGGGCGGTGGCCAGTGTACGCCAACCCCAGTTCTCGTCCACATGGGTTGCGGTGATACCCGACAGATCGAGGAGATCCCCGACAGTCGCGACATCGAAGTTCTTGATCTGGTCATTCAGACGGTCAAGGACCTCATAGGCCTCCGCTCGAGACTCGAAGATGATCTCGCCGAAGTCGTGCGAACGCCGAGCATCCCGGGAGAGCTCTCGTCGATCCCCCGGTCCGTCATCAGGTGGAGTGACTCGGGATCCAGAGCTGTAGATCCGGTTGTAAGGCGTGTATCCTCGACCCGAGATCCGAGATGAAGACATAGGTCGCCCTCGTGCCTCGCCGTAAAGAGCCCGCTCGATCGCCCCAACAGCGATATCCGAGATAAGAGTCTTGACGGTGGGGATCACGACGTCCTCAAGAAGATATGCGCCGATCGACTGCGCATCATCGACAACTAAGGCATTCTTGATACGTCGCCCGATCGACATCTTTCGCTGTACAGCGAATGTAGTGACTGCCTGAAGTTTCGGCTTCTCAGGAGGCGTATCCGAGGTCTTGGGATCCTGGTTGGATGGGAAACTGTCCCGAGTAGGTACTTCGCTCATATGTGATTCTCCTAAGTATGAAAGACCCATCCGCCGTGTTAGAGCAGATGGGTGTTGATCACTGTGCGTCGTCTTCGTCGCTAACAATATCGTCGATCGAGTCTGTGATGACGGGCTTCAAGTTGCGAATAATGTAGGAGTACTGCTTGACGAGCTTCTCAGCAGCCATATCTCCAATTGCGCTGGCGACGACGAACCTACCGGCCATCCAGGCAAGCTTAGCAGGCAGCTTAACCGGGGCGGGAACGATAGCTTCGACGGCCTTGGAAATGATAGACGTGGCTGTCCAAGAAGCGGCAAGCACGGCTACAGCTTCAGCAGGGTGAATGTCAATCTTGGGGGCGGTCATGATAGTGTCCTTTCGAATATGATGTGGGTGGTCACTATAGTGTAGGTTTTTGCCGCGGGGCCCGTCGATCTTAACGAGCCCCACTAGCAATATAACCATCACTCGCCGAGAAGCTCCTTCTTGACCTCCTCTGTGACAAGACCGCTCTCAAGGGCCTTCATCTGCGCCTCGGTCATCTTAGAAGGCTTGTCGGACCCCATCGGCATGATCTCGTTGAAGAAGGTCTCCATCTGGGATTGGTTCTCGAGAAGCTCGAAGAGGAACGTCTCGAAAGCCTGGGACTGAGAGAAAGCCTCGGTCTGCTCAGCATTCTTGATGAACCGTCGACCGTCATCCGACTTGCGTCCGTAGGCGCCCAGAACGAACTTCTTGAAGAATCCGTAGATCTTGAAGTTGTCGCCCGACCGCATGATATCGATCAGGTGATTCCGAAGACCGCCAGGATATGCGATCTCGAGCTCAAGAATCTCGTTCTTTGAGTAGTGGAAGTACGCGATGTCGACGTACTTGTTGCCGTCGAAGTCCTCAGCAATAATCTCGCGCTTCAGCATGGTGTCTACCTTTCGTGGTGTTTTTGTGTGGAATGAAAGATCCATCCGCCGTGTTGGGGCGGATAAGATCTCGAGTCACTCTTCGTTAGAAGAGGTCTCCTCAGGAGCGGCCTCGGTGATGGTCGTAACGAGGTTTCCATTCTCATCCGTAGTCGTGGAGATATCGACGGAGTCGTCCTCGATAGACTTGAGAATCTCCTCCTTGGGAGCCAGAGCAACTGCGACTGCGCCTGCGACAACAGCCACGCCGCCCCAAACGAGGAGCGGATGGTCGGTCACAAACTTGGTCACAGAGCTGACAGCCTTGGTGAAGAAATTGGTCTTGGGAGACTCGTCGGTCTCCTCAACGGAGTCGACAGAAACAACGGTGTCCTTCTGAGAGGTGGTCATGGGAGTTCCTTTCTGTGGTTGGTGGTCATTATGGGACATGTTCTCTCCGCGATGCTCACTTAGAGAATGCAAAGTATCCAACAACTCCGAAGATGATGATCCAGATAACATAGGCCATCAGCTTACCTTCCACCAATCAGATGTGGGCTCCTCCTTGAATCGGATACCTACGGTCGGCTTTCCGTCAGGTGTGAGCAAACCCATATAGTCGATCTCACACTTCGAATGGATCGTCCATCCGAGCTGGTCTCCCATAGCATTCTGATCGAGTCCCACAAGGCTGTAGAAATCGTTCAGACTGACTGGGTTGCCTTGGATGAGATCGAAGTTGATGTCGTTGACACACTTCTTGATTTCCTCAAGGGAGCTGTTGAAGTATCGTCCAGAATATGTGTCGTAACAGAGGAACTTTCCGTCGCCCACGACAAAGGTCTCCTTCGCTGGGCCTTGGTATACCTTGTCTGGGTTCTGCTTACGAGCGAGAAGCTGGTCCGACTCCTCGAGTGTAGCCTCGTCCGTAAGGTTCCTGAGGTCCTTACGGTAGTGCGTCACAGCCTCGGCAGTTAGCGAATATGCAGCCGCAAGAGCAGCTCGACGACGTGACGAGATAACGTTCGCCGCAACGACGCACGAAATGGTCGCAGCGCCCAACACAGCCGCTGGAATGTAAAGCTTCCAGGTAGCGCGTACCTTATCGCGGAGCGTCGCTTCCTCCGGAAGATCATGTAGGCGATCCCTGACGGGCACGGCTGCACGGAAGGCGGCGACTGAAGTTCCGACCACGCCAGCCACTGCGACTCCGGTGAGTATGTGTGGAGCATTACGGGAGAGAACAGCGAGAGCTGGACGTACGATTTGTCTGATGGTGTTGACATTCATGGTTCTCCTTTGTTGGGGTGATTGAAAGCCCTATACTCTATGTGGAACGGCTAGAGTATAGGGTGTAAGTCATATCCTTGTGGTGCTTTCTATAATGGTCTCCTTTCGGATATGGTGGTCGTTATAGGTCGTGTTTTTCTCGCGGTTTCGAAGACTCGTGGACCTCGACGATAATTGCCACGACGATTGCGATGATGGTACACCAGACTCCAAGGACTAACAAAACCCCGAAATAGGCATTGGGCGCTGCGTTCCACATGAGCGGCGCCGTGACTAATAGTGACAGAAACCCCATCAGAAGGATGTAAAGGTCGAAAATTGCGACTAGAGTTTTCATTGGACGGTCCTTTCATCAATCGCGCCAACGAGGCGGCTTGTTATTCAAGTGATCGGCGAATATGAGTGTTAGCCACATAATCAGTATAACCGTTATACCGCTTATAGCGATTACTTTTTCAGGAAGTTGCATGTATGGGCTGAAACCCACACCGAACACGACGACCAGATATGCGCCGAAGATGAGTGTAAGTGTACAAATAACTGCGATGTTGCTAAACAGGTCTGGGTTCTCATACCAAGGTCGTTTGTAGTACATAGGTGATCCTTTCTAAAAACCCAATCCACCATGTAGGTGGATATAGGCTTGTCACTTGTGAGAGGGTTTACACTGCTTGAATGCACTGGTTCGAGGCTGGGTTGGGTTAGCCTCAGGAATGTCGCCAAGCACTACCGTTTGCGTTGGTAGTTTCTCGGTATGCTTAAGGTAGAGCTGGCTGACAACAGCAGCGGCAATCCCAACAGTGAGAGCGATGAATCTGGCGTTCATCATAGTGTCCTTTCATAGGTGGTCATTATAGCTCGTGTAAAATCCGCGATCTGAAAAACCACCCCGGGAATTTTTCAGTTTTTGAAAACTCGATTGCCCGCGTCAAAGCCCTATACGCTATGTGTGTAAATATAACGTACAGGGCTTTGAGCGGTTCATAGTCAGAGACGAATCTTCGACACGAACCCCACAGCCTTCGAGACTACTGGGTGGAGCTGCTCGTAATGCAAGATAAGCAGGATCCCGCCCACCGAAGCACAGGCCGACAAGACGCCATCTGGACTCGGCACCCACCTCTTCTTCGCGTTGAGGTTGTGCAGAGTCTTGATGTCTTCGAGTACGGCCTTGTACTCCGGTGAGCCGGGAAGATGTTCCTCAAGCATATACTTAAGAGCTTCCTCTTCGGCGGTCTCTGAAAGTTTAGGGGTTTTGTCAAACATGGTGGTATCCTTTCGTGAGTGGGGCTCATTAAACACCAAGTTTTCTCCGCGCCTCAGGCCTCGATCTTCTTGACGTCAAGCGTCATGATACCCTTCTTGAGGACGTCCTCGGTCGGGGTATCGATCTTGGCGTACGTCTCGTTCCCGGGGGTCACGTGGAGTGTACCGTCCGTCGGAGGCGTGTAGTTCTTGCTCGACAGCCCCAGCAGAGCACCCAAGAAGGTGTCGATCGCAGTGATCGTGGCAGCAACCTCTGTAGCCGAAGGCAGGTGCCAGATCTGTGCCACAGTCAGATAGAAAGTGGCAAGGGCAGGAAGAGCGATAAGAGTGACGAACTTCAGGCGATCGTACGTCTTGTTAGCGAGTGTCATTCTCTCTCCGAAACTTCTCGGCCTTATTCTTTCGCTCGAATTCTACAGTAACTTCGAGCGGGCTGGAGCGCTTGATCGGCAACTCCTTGACCTCTTCAAACAACTTCTCGGCAAGGCCGTTACCTCCGAAGGCTGAATATGGTTTGTAGAGGTATTTCATCAGATCGTCGTATTCATCTTTTAGAATATAACCACGATCCAGATAGGTCATACACAGATGCACAATGCGATCGTGTGCAAGCCCGAGCATGAGTTGGGTCTGGGCGCTATGTCTGTTCGATCGAGCTGACAAAAACGCCCAAAACCCACTGCTCGCCAGGACTGAAGCCGCGATAGTCACGGTCAGTTCCAGCACATGCGGCATGGATTCCTCCTATACGTGCATGGGATCACACAAGGGATATGATCCTACCGCGTTGTTCGAATATTAACCAACGGCGAAGACCGGACGGACACCATGCTGGTCCGACTGAAGACCTTCGCCGGCATACTCCATAGGAGCGTTGATGAGGGGCGCGCCGGGGTTCACTACCTTGTCGCCGAAGAGGCCGTACTGGCTCAGATATGTCTGGTCGCGAAGCCAGAAGTCTGAGTCTTGCGCACCGGGGTTGTATCCCATCCGGAACAACTGAAGCTGACGGCTAGATACCTCGTGGAGACCGTCCGAACCCATCGGAGAACTGACGGCGATGCGGCAGCCATACACCATGACCTCATTGGGAATGATGAACTTAACAGCCGCATCCACAGTCTTGGACTTGAAGTAGTAGCGTTCCCACGCCCCACCGCTACCCGCGACCGAAGACATATACGAGTCGACGTGTGTACGGATATACGAGAGATCGAACACCTTCGAGGCGAAGTCCCCACACTGTCCGATGCCGTTCCACACCTTGGACCCCCAGAAGGAGTTCGACGAGGTGGTGTCGTTGTCGTACATCGACTGCTTGTATAGCGATCGGTCCGGCATGATGACGAGATGCGGGATCGTCAGGGCGTTGTGGACATTCCAATAGTTAATATCCACGATACGCCAAGGCATACCGTCGCTCGCCCAATAGTCACCGATCCACAGATCCTTGAACGAGCCATCTCTGACTCGAGCGATCTGATCGGCAGTCATCCTCGTCCCGAGGTTCTTCCCGCGGAACACATTCTTGTGCATCAGTGGGAGATCCTCGAACAGTGCATATGGCAGATCCGAGGCCTTAATGGTCTTGGTCCCCCGCTCGCCGTCGTGGATGAATACGTCGTCCCCTCTAACGTCGGAGACCTTTGCGAAATCTTTGATCTTCATATAATCTCCTTAACTAATGCAGAGACAAGCCATCGAACGACAAGTCGCATCCGCGTAGTTCCAACTCATCGTGCGCTTCAGGTTATCGATGACGATCCAGTTGCTGTCCGAGAGAGGGTCGGCGAGCCATTTGTAACGCTCGGTGTCTGACGGGGTGTTAACCATACCTTTGAGTGTATCGAATGCTAATTCGGGATACCTATTAAACAGAGTGAACTGCATCGAACCCGTATGCGCGGGCAGGTTAGGTGACTCAGAGTACTGTCGGACTGAGAGAACACGTGCCCCAAACACCTGCATGTCCGTGGGGAGCCAAACGTCCGAAAGGCGCTCGGCGGTTGTGGAGACCCTTCCGTCAACCATACTAGCAGACTGCTGAAGATAGATCGACATGATACGTGCGCCCTCCCCCCAGAAGGTGTTCACCGTGTTCCTGAGAATATCGGTGATACCCCACTGGACGAATCCACAACCCCAGTAACCGTTCGAGTTATCGCGGGTGGTGTACATACGGTCCATACGAGCGCCGGGAGTGCAACAGAGGACCATGTGCGGGGTGGTCAGACGTCCTGGGGACCTGAAGTAGTTGAAGTCCGCAATATACCACCACGTGTTGCTGTTATCCCAGTAGTAGTCGCCGACCTGGGGCGGCTTCCATGTCGAAGAAACTCCAGAGGGGCGGTAGAAAGGATTTCCGTTGGAGTTTCGGATCCACGCTACATCCGAGGATGGGATCGGCTGGCCCTTCGTGTTACGGTTTGTGCCAGTCCATGACGGATTGAGAGCGTTCCGGATGATCATAAGGTTGACCAAATCCTGGGCGCTCTGCCCGTCTCCAGCGCCGCCAGGCCCAGGAGGACCCTGCGGGCCTTGATCGCCGGTTGGGCCTTTATCACCTCGGGGGCCCTTCTCACCAACTGGTCCAGCCGGGCCTTGAGGTCCTGACGGTCCTGACGGACCAGCAGCGCCTCGAGATCCAGGATCTCCAGTTAGTCCCTTATCGCCTCGCGGGCCTTGATCCCCGGGCGGTCCTTTATCTCCAGTCGGTCCCTGGGGTCCCTTATCGCCTGTTGGGCCTTTAGCTCCTGGAGTACCGCCTCCACCGCCGACCCCCGGAGGTCCTTGCGGACCCTGCGGACCCTGCGGACCTCTCTCACCAGCTGGGCCTCGTTCGCCCGGTTCACCCTTATCTCCTTTAGGTCCTGTTTTACCGTCAGCACCCTTCGGACCAGCCGGTCCTGCGGGGCCGGGAGGGCCCTGCTTACCTTCGATGCCCGCTCCAGCGTTCTCGAGGACGTAGCGCTTCATATCCTCCATATAGAGGATATTCGTCCCGTCACCCGTGTCGACCACTAAAGCATCGGCGTTTGAAGTATTAACCCGATCGGGATATTTACCGTTCCACCGTTTAGGTTTAAGATCCGGCATGGTTACTCCTTACTGCAACTTGAAGATGCGTCGGCCAACGATGGGAGCTCCAACAGAATCCATCAGCGTGAGACCGTTGCCATCCTCGATGGTGTCGAAGACCTGTCGCTCGGCCTCAGTTCCGTCGCCGATAAGCTCTTTAAGACGCTCGATCTGGAACTGAAGGTTTGCTGCCTGATTACCCGCCAGACGGTCCTCCATGTAAAGAACCCAAGCGTCATACCGGCGCTTGAAGTCTGCGAACATCTCATCCTTCATGGTGTCGGTGGACGACTTAATGTCGCGATACCACCGAGCCCATTCGGAACCCCACTGCTTAGTGATCGACGAAGAATCGAGGATCTTGAGTGGACCGGTGATCCAAGGACACGAGCTATTCCCTCGGTTGTTCACGATGGAGTAGCCGAATATGTTCGGAACACCTCGAGTCACTCGAACAAACGCCAGAGGGAACTGAGCTTTCTCGGGCGTGGCGTATAAAGGTGGGATCTGCGGGCTTCGCGCTGGCGTGCCCTTAACAGCTATGATGGACGACTTGCGAACACCCGGAGTCTTGTCGACCTCGACGACGATAGCATCGACCCTGTCATACAAAGAGTCAGGAGGTTCGATGGACACACGATAATCGTCCGTATTGTCCAACCAGGTATGGTTAAACCAACACCGTCCCGACTTTACGGTTACGTAAAGACCCGTTTCAGCAAGGTTGTTGCCGGCAGTAACCTCCAAGGCTCTACCGATACCCATGAAGACGCCATTCGTGATGATCCCCTCGAACAGAGATCCGAACTGGTCCGCTGAGTACTTACGGTCGCCATTTGTGGAGCTATAAAATCCGTATGTGAGTGCCATAATTACCCCTGCGGAATATAGTAGGTTTCAAAGGTAGGATACTCTTTCCAACCATCGCTAGATGTGAACGAGCGAATATACTCAGTGCATCGACCGACATTCATCATGCCGAGTCCGTTCTGGATCTGCACAACGTCACCGAGATCGAAGTCCCTACCGAATTTGAACTGGGAAGTCTGAGACATCTCGCCGTCGTAGACAGACGTCACGATACAATCGACAAGCTTCTCCCGACCTTTCTGTCTGAGAAGTTCCCAATACTTATCGCCCGGAATATCCTTGTTGTTCTCGTCCTTCTCACGAACGTCTTTGGCGTCGACGTACAACTCTTTGCGGAGCCATCCGCTCATGACGCCGTTCTCGTGCCAAAGACGCTTACGGTTAGGCTCTTCCCCCGCACCGGCGACAAGCGCTGCGTTCTTCTCTTTCGTCGTGGAAGTGAGGAACTTAGTCTTGCGCAAGTTGTCATAATCCGGTGAGAATATAACGTATGGGTTCTTCTTCTGGGTGAAGTGTCGCTCGTGTCCCCAATAGAGCTGGAACTGATACTTGTTGTCGGCCGGCCCTTTGGGTACATACGGCATCCAATATCCGACATTCCGCTCTTGACAGAGCTTCTGGATAACATCTAGAAGGTTGTCGCCCGTATACTGCGCATTCACCCACCCGGCCTTGTCATTCGGCATGTTCTGAGGCCAAAGCCAACCAACTTCGTTCATCTTACGATTGGTGTTGGATGGATTGAGGACATTCTCACTTAGCAAGGAGTAAACAGCATAGATCATCCCAACATTCAGAATTGTCCGGTTCTGGATAATTCGTCTGTCTAGGATCGAATCATATGTGCGTCCTTTGATGGTGATCGTGTCACCCTTTTCGGAATCAGTATCGAGCTGCAAAGACTCAATCAACATGTAATCCCCGGATTGGGGGAAATATATGTTCTGGTGGTGTTTGATCTCAGTGTCGAGAAGAATCGACAAGGGGAGCTTTACTTCGAAGTCACCACACTTGTTGAAACGCTTAGTCCAGATGGCTGATTCGATCTGATCGATGATGATCGTCGGCTTCATCCAATAATCAAGCAAAACGATTTCCAAATATCACACCCCCGAATACCGAACTTGAACCTCGACGGAGACCTCCATAGCGTCCTTACCGACATCTGCTTGGAAGAACATAATGTTACGCCCAGGCCACAACGTCAACCAGTCATTATTCAGAGGAATACACTGGATGATGTTGATAGGGGTCGTACTGCCCTTCTTGTAAAGGTATACGCGCTTGTTGCCCTGATGTGTCGTGATGACGACTGAGTCACCTTCGCGAAGTTCGGTAGGCTGTCCGACTTTATCGAAATCGTCGGTATCGACTGAGAACTTCTTGTTGGTGATTCGATTCCATATGGCGAAATTACGGACGACTCCGGTGGCCACAACGGTGATAGTTACCCCGGCCTCAGCATCCCCGAGATAATCGATCAATGTCTCGTATTCGTCCTTGCGCTTTGACAATTCAAGCGAGGGCGAGACATTAACCGGATCTTGGAACTCGAACTCCATGTTGGGGTCTTCGATCCGGAACGGGAAGATCTGTGCGCGCTCATCGTCAAGGCCGTAGAAATATGGATCCGGACAGATGACCGAGACCTTGACCTCCTCACTTTGTGAGAAGATGTTCGGTTCAACGCTCTCGACCCAACCATTGATGTGGAGATTCCTGTAATCGGTATGGAACTCCAGATTGACCTGCTGGCGAGGTTGGAATATGCGATAGAGCTTGTGTCGCGCCTTCTCCACGTCGGGGAGATCCAGAAGACCCAGGGTGAGCGTAATGTTTCGTCCACCCACCCTAGATCCGCTGTACGCATCACCGTCAATAGACGCAACCGATGAGGTGTGAATTGTAGCCTTAGCAGGCCCGATACCGACGATTTCGAATACCGCGATACCGTCTTCCCATGGGTCGTTGAGAACAAGCTCCAGTCGCTCGCCAGAATATGCAGTGGCTACGACTGACTTAATCACGAGCTAAGAGCCCTCCTTGCCATTGACAGCTGGTTCTGCGTCTGCCTGTAGATGTCGATAGCCGACAGTTCCTTAGGAGACGTGTTGTTCTGAATGAACTGAATCGGGGCTGCTTGCTGACCCTCATCGGAGAGCCGCTTCGCCCAAGCCTCGTTCAGCATACGAGTTGTCAAGAGTCGAGCATTACCATCTCGAATACCCCAACCGGCAAGGTCGGAGGTTCGTCGGGTGTAGTCTGCCCATCCCTTGACACTCACACCACTTGCGAAGAGCTGGCCAATCTTGCGTTGACCGTTCTCGACATCTTGTAGATCCATCACCGGGCGAATCGTCGGCGAGTGAATTCCGTTGCCATCGATACCCCTATCATCGACAACCTTCTGGAAGGCGTCAAGCGAGTTGATCGCAGCTCGACGTGTTGAGGCCTCCGCAAGGCCCGAATTTCGATCAACACCCTGAACGAAACCAGCGATCGCGAATCGACCAACTTCACGGAACTTCCTTGAAGGTGATTTAATCCCGAGAGCCGCCTTAGCGGCGTTAAGAGCTCCGTTAGCCATGTTCTTCGCGGTCGTCTTGACGGACTCGATACCGTTATTGATGGTGTTCTTAATACCGTCAAGAATAGCTTGGCCGATTTCACCGGCTTTGCGCTTAACGTTGGATACTTCCTCAGTCAGCGCCAGCTTGGCCTGGTTGATGAATTCCTTAATGAATTCCCGAATCGCCTGGCGAAGACGGGGTCCATTGTTGCGAAGTCCTTCAGTCATGGCGTTGATGAAGTCGATGACGAGATCCCAACCAGCCTGAACGATATCAGGAAGTCGTGCTCTCACCGCGTTGAGGAAGTTGAGAACGATATCGATACCGATGTCTGTAGCCGGACCAATGTTATCTCTCATCGCCTCCAGGAAAGAGATGATAATGGTCCATCCGGTGTCGATGATCTGAGGAATGCAAGCCTTGGCGGCTACACACAAACACGTGATGATCGTAATCGCGAGTTCAGTGAACTGTGGGAGGAGCTCGATAGCCCCCTGGATCATCGACGATACGATCGATACGAAGTTTTGCTTCAACGTCTCAGTGTTGTTCGCTAGCTCCGTTGTGAAGTTGACGATACCCTCTGCAACCTTGGTTGCGAACTCTGGAATCGAGTTGGCGAGAGTCGTCAGAACACCGCCAAGAACCTCAAGGCCAGCCGCGCCGACGGCGACTAGAGCGCCAATACCCGCAGCGAACATGAGCACACCTGCGCCCGCCATCAACGTGGCAAGACCGATAAGTGTGATGGCCGCGGCTAGAAGCATCAGAGGTACGATGACCGGCGATACGGCGTATCCAGCAATGATGAATATGGCTAGAGTGCCCGCCAACATGAGGAGGCCTTTAGCGATCTCAGTCCAGGACATCTTGCTGAATGACATGAGTACTGGGGACAGCATAAGGAGCGCGCCCGCGATAACCATCAGAGCAAGAGCACCTGGAAGAGCGAAGACCATAGCGGTCACGGCCACGCCGAGAATAAGAAGTGTTCCGGCCAACATGACCATCGACTTACCGATCTCGGACCAGGACATCTTACCCCACTTCATCATCACATCGCCGATGATCTTCAGAGCATATGCCGTAGCAACCAATCCAGCTGCCGCGATAATACCCGTCGGGGGAACCAAGGCCATGAAAGCTCCCACAGCCAGAAGCGCAAGACCCATGGAAAGAAGGCCTTTTGCCAGTGTCTTCCAGTTCTGCTTTCCAAGATCTGTCACCACATCCGCGATCATACCAATGCCATAAGCAATGATAACCAATCCAGCGGCACTGAGAAGTCCCATTGCTCCACCGGAGAAATTACTGAAAGCCGCAATAGCCGCTAGAATAACGACCACCGCACCAAGTCCCTTGACGAGCTGTTTCCAGGACATGTTGCCGAGAGTCTCGATCGGGGGCACAAGCATCTTAATAGCGAGAGCGATAGCGACAATAGCCAAAGCGCCAGCCATGCTCGGACCGGTACCCGCGAACTTCATGGCCAGGGTGATACCTGCCAACAGAAGCCCAACAGATATCAAACCCTTAGTGAGCTTCTTCCAGTCCATTTCGCCGAACTTCTCAACAGCTTTGGATAGGATCCGGATCGCGAATGCGATAAGGATCATAGCCGCGGCTGCTCGCATGGAAGACCCAGACTTAGAATCCATGAATCGCATAGCGACTGTGATACCCGCCAACAAGACAAGGACGGATCCCAAACCCTTAAGGAGATCTTTCCATTCGATTTCGGACATAGCCTTCACAGCTCCGGCAAGAATCCGGATTGCGATTGCTATCAGAATAAGACCGATAGCAGTCTTAGCTAGGTCTGAGGTGTCAGTCTTGTCCATGACGTTTGTGAAAGCCAGAAGAGCAACAGCCAACTGACCCATCATCACGGATATGGCACCAGTAGCCTTAAGAAGCGACGAGGCCGGGATCCTAGAGAGTGCGTAGACACTTGCAGTCAGAATACCGATCGCGATCGCGATGAGCATTAGCTGTGCGACCTTAAGAGTGCTCTGCATCTCATTGAGCGAATCTGTGAGCGACGAGAAGGCTTCCTTGATGCGATCGAGAAGGCCGGGAGTCGACTCCATGTTCTTGAATTTATCAAGGATCCCCTGGACGCCGCCGAGAACACCCATGAATTTATGGATGAGTCCGATACCGCCAACAGTGAATAGGCTCTTGAGGATGGCGTCGAGAGACATGCCACTGGCGATCTTGCCGATGACATCAAAGACTTTATCGAAAGCTGATTTGATGTACGGTGTGACCTTCTGAAGAACATTCCAGAGCCCGGTCAAGGCGGCCTTCAACTTATCGACGACGTACGAAGCGCCCTTGCCGGCTGATTGCGCGACGGCTAAAGACTGATCGTAGCGAGTGAATACACCGATAACCTTGTTGAAGGCGTCTTTAACGCCTGACATGGAATCAGCGAAACCACGCCAAGCGTCTTTCATCTTCTCGATGAGATCAACAGATTTCGCCCAATCAGTAACAGATTTCACAATCCCTGTAATGAAGGATATGACAGTGCGGATAACGCCCGATACGATCGTCCCGAAACCCTCGATGAAGTGCTGCAAACGTCCGGATCCGGTCAGGAACTGGTCTAGCTTTGTGGCGAGATCTCCGAGAGTCGCGGCAAAGGACAGAATGCCGCCAGATCCACTACCGAAAGCTGAGAATACCTTCCCGAATACCTTGCCGATTGACGTGACGATGGTCACACCAATATGCAAGATCGAGAAGACGCCCTTGAATACTCTACCAACTTTAGCGATGGTCTCCTGACTCGGAACGAGTTTCTGGATAAACTCCGAGAACCCGTGAGTGATCTTCAAGAGCCCTTCGGATGACATTGGAGGGAATACTTCACCCCAAGCCTTACCAATGGCCGAGAAAAGTGGAACGATACCCTTGACGGTGTCGATTAGAGCGCGAATGAGCTCGGTTCGTCCGCCGAGATCCTTCCATCCTTGGAGCATGGTGTTTCGGGCAGTCGACATGTTCTTGAACACGCCGGTGATCGCCCCGCCGACCTCAGTCCAGAGCTCGCTGGCCTCGGTGAAGTCACCCATGATGATTTGCCAGGTCTCAGCCCAGCCAGACCCCATCTCTTCCTTAATCACATCGATCAACTGTGAGAAGGTCTTAATCTTGGTGGCTGCATCCATACCCGTCGCAGCAAGATCCTGAATCTGGGCGATCTGCTCGTCGGTATAACCCATCGAGCGGAGCTGTTCCTCATTGTACTCGCCTGCCATCTGAGACAGCGTCTCGAGCATGATGGACGAGTCGAGCCACCCCTTAGACAGAGACGCTCGGAAGGAGCCTTCCTTGGCGATCAGTTCGTCGACAGCGACACCGTGAGCTCGGGCGGTTCGCTTCAAGGCTTCCTGGAACTGCTCACCGCCCATACCTGCGTTCTCAACTGAGATCCAGTCCTGAAGTTTAACCGTCCCTGAAGAAATGGCCTGAGACATCTGGAACATAGCACGAGATGCCTCTTGGGAGTTGACACCAGCGACCGCAGCGAACTGCGAAAGCCCCTTAATAGCTGCCGTGGAATCTTTCAGACCAACACCCGCTGCGGTGAACAACGAGGCGTTCTTAGTCATGTCGGAGAACGAATAAATGGTCTGGTCGGCGTAGTTGTTAAGATCCTTCAATGCGGCATTAACCGAGTTGATGTCCTCGCCCTTGGACTTTGTGTTGTTGAGAATCGTCTGAACCGAGTTAAGCCCCAGCTCGTACTCGGCGAAACCATCTTTGATAGGCTGGAATGAGATAGAGTTGAGGGCGCTTCCGAGTGTTGAGACGATCGATGTCGCAATATTACCCAGCGCTGTTCCGGCAGCAACTGCCAGGGTGGAGAACCCCTCTTTCACCCGGTCGATTCCGCTAGTGATCGGACCAAAGTCAATTTTGTTCACAGAACCATTCAGTTCGGCGATACCCTGTCCTGCGCCCTTGAGGTTCAGCTTCTCCTTAAGCTTGTCGAGCAAGCTCATGGACTTACCGACATTGTCTGAGAACTGATCGGCATTAAACTTGAGCGACACAATGCGCTCATCAATACTAGCCACCCTTGATAGCCCCCTCGACATCCTTAAGAATTTGCTCGAAGATGGGTTTTAAGGCGGGGTTGATGTAGTCGATACCCCGTACATAACCCCCAGTGCGGGTTCCGTGGCCGTATTGAAGACCCACAGCCACGTTGAAGCCCTGTTCTATGTGATCGTTCTTCCAAACGATCTCCGCGCTTTGTCGCCCCTTACGCTTTATCTCGTAAGACCACGATCCCGCGGTTCGCCCGGAGGCAACCGGTGTAGCTTTCGACAGCGCGTTCACGCCCTTATTCCCGGCAGCGTCAAGAACTTTCAGGTACTTGCCGTCGCGGAGACCTTTTAACCAAGTCTCAGTACGGGAATAGTCTCCAGTAGTTGTGAACGAAAAGCCCATCTTGTTACCTCCAGACTACTATTTTGACCTCTTACGGCTGCTCAGCCGAGTCGAGCGCGGAAGTCACACGAGCGTTCGTGTCAGCACCCCAAACACCATCGACCTCAGCGCCGACAGCAGCCTGGATAGCCTCAACACAGGCATCGTGCGCCTCCTCAGAAGCATCGCCCCAAATTCCGTCAGGAACTGCTCCGACGACCGCCTGAGTGTACGCAACTCCAAACGGGAACTGGTTACCAGCCCAATCCGATGCCGCGCAGACAGCGTAAACACGGCTGCGAGTGTCGGGGCCCGCAACGTTGTCAGCCTCGGCGCGAACTGCACGCTGAAGAGCGGTGATGTCGGTCGGACCAGAAGGCGTGGGAGCAGAGCTGTCAGAGTAAGCCGGGCGGATTACGTAAGCGATGGACTCGCTACGAACTCGACGCCAAACACCGTTACCCGCAGACTGCGATCCGTAAGATCCGGACGAGGTGTTACCCTCGATAGTCTGGAGAACTCCGCCACCCAGATTACGTTCAACGAAGCCGACGTGGTCAGTACCGCCGCCATCCCAGTTGAAGATGACAACGTCGCCGGGAGCAGCGTCGTATACGGACACGAAGTACGCATCCGGATGCTGGCGGACCTTGTTGACGGTGTAGTCGGTGTTGAACGAGAATCCGCCAATAGCGTCGATCTGACCGCACTCATCGAGACACATGCTCACGAAGAGCATACACCACCAGACTGAGTCGGATGGACCGGCGAGCCACTGCTGACCAGTTCGGGCGGCCCAATAACGCCCAGCCTCAGATCCGGGGTTGGGGTCGTCAGGGGCGTAATACCCGATTCGAGCTGCTGCTCGAGCTAGAACATCATAAGCGACGCTCACTTAATCACCTCCGTGGTCTGGCTGACCTCGATACCTCGATCCTCGAAAGGATCCGTTCCAATACGCTCCTGCGGGGCGAATGCCTCGTCAGGAAACTCTTCGTGCTTTCCCATTGTCATCCCTTCGTTCCAAGCATTGCTCGGCGTCTCTCGTTCTCCCGTCGATAGTCTTGGACAATCTCATCCTGAGACATCTTAGGAGCCTTGGGGTCGGCTTGGCGGTTCTTGATGTTGCAGATTCGAATGAGCATGAGAAGGCGATTAATGTGCCATGTCTCGCACTCGAATGGAATCTGAAGCGCCACCATCCAATAGTATATGAGCTCTGTTGTGGTCTGTTCCTTTGATTTCGAGTCTTTCTGGCGACTCGTTACCGACGATGCGGTAGCAGGATCCGCCAAATAGTCGGAGACCTGCCTAACCTGGGATGTAGTAAGGCCGTAGATAAGATCTTCAGGGATCTCACCGTCCACAGACATACATTTGATGTAGTGAATAAGCTCTTCGGAAGTCTCGGGAGACGCGTGAAGAAACGGTCGCTTCCATCGCATCTCCCATTTTGACATAGCCAAAAGACTATGCTCGAGGCGGATGGTCCCTCCGCCGCGACTCTCGAAGGTCTCCGTTTCGTCGTTGTAGTACTCAACGGGTTCGATCTCGAGTGTTAGCATTAGGACCATCCTTTCTTAGTCGATCGTCAGGGACCAGCCGGGCTGTTGGTGACACCAAGCGTGGCGAAGACCTCGTCGGGGAGGAGGATCTTCGGGTCCTCGGTAGCGGTGCCGTAAAGCTTGTCGGTGATCTTCTTGAGATCGGCCTCCTGGAAGTCGGAAGCAACAAACGACAGCGACGAGACCGGCTTGTAGCCCTTCAGAGGAATCGGAGTCGACTTAGCCTCCCACGAGAATGCGATGGGCTCAGGCGAGTCATTGATAGACTCATAACCCTTCTCCGAAGGAGACGCGAGCAGGCCGTAAACGATGTGGATCTTGTAGTCGGCATCCTGACCGTCAGCGTCGTTACCGATCTTAGTGCGGTAAGACATAGCAAACGAGGAACGCTCCTGCTGCCCGACCTGAAGACCCTTCTTGGGGACTGCGACACCATCACAAACGAGGAACTCGTCCGGGTAGGTAAACGCTTCGATAGTCGCAGCGAACTCCTCAGCCGAGACCATGTTCAGGTACGCGATGTTGTCCGCGTACTTCTTCGTACCCTCAGCACCTGAGGGCTTCTCAGTGACCTTGGTGAGGCCGTTCCAGGCGACACCCTTTCCGTAAGCCTTCTTAGACTTATCCCAAACATATAGGACACCGTGATCGACGCCGGACTCATACCGGTGCTCGCCGACCTTGTCCCACTCCAGAGTAGCCATTCTGCCTCCTAGAAATATAAACGGAAGGTTTGGTGGTTCAGCCCATCTCGTTGGAACATGCGGTCAGTGTCGCATCCTGAGAGATTCGCGATTTTGTCCGGAGTCGGATCATCTGGGTCTCGGGATATGTGAGTGACCGCGTAACGTTTGATGTGGCGATATGGCGCATTGTCCGCGTATTTAGTATCACGATCTTCGAGTTCGTATATGATACACGGATACGTCAACTGGATCGATGACGGAGGTTGAAAATACACCGACCTCGAACCGAGGATCTTTTCGAGAATTTCCTGCAACTCACGGCGTTGGCCCATTGTATAGACCTCCGATCGTGAGTATCAGCCGTGGTCGTCGAACTTCCACATTCGTGACGGTCCAACGAGATCCCATCCACTTAATATACTTGATGGCGAAGAAATTCTCGTAAGCGAATGGATCACCAATAATACTGATAGAGTTGTTCACATTCAGTCTTTGGTGAAGATTCTCGGTGTCGTTTTGAAGGCTCCGCTGCGAACGCAGAACATCCCCACGATACGGATGCTCGGTGATCTGGTCGTCCCAGACACCCGGAGCCTTCTCAACCTGGACCGCATAACCGATCAGTCCAGAAAATCGTGCCATTGTTCGGACTCAGTCCTCACCAGCGACGATTGCGCCCTCAGTCTGCTTCCGCTCGATAACGATGGCGGTCTTGGGCTGGGTGAGAGCACCGGAGATGCGAGTCTCAAGCAGATACTTGAACTGGTTGAAGTCGATGTCGAAGTCGTCGAACATGTTGACTTCGCCACCCTTGTCAGCGCCGATCGTGTAATCGGCGAGGTTGACAATGATACCGACGAGGTCAGCACTACCGTTCTTCTTGGTATCGCGGGCAGCGCCCTTCATGACCGGGACCTCGACGATCTCGGAAACGCCGAGAGCCGCGGCGAGAGACGCCTTGGTCTCGTAGAGGCGACGACCAATCTTGTCCTTTAGCAGGAGCAGCTCGGTGACGACGGCCTGAGTAGTGTACAGCTTGGGAGTACCAGTACCCTCGTAGTCGGCGAAAGACTTGATGATGGCGTCGACAAGGTCCTCACCGACGACCTTCTTCTCGAGAAGGATCTTGATGGCGTAGAGTGAGTCGTCCTTCCAAATGGGTCGGATGTTCTCCTCGTTGATCTTGTCCGGGGAGGAAATGTCACGACCGTCGCCGATAAGGAGCGCGCGAGCGATCTCCTCGTCCAGCATGAGACGCATCTCCTTCTTGACCCAGGCGACCACATTCAGGTCGGTGATGTCAATCAGGTCGTCGCGGTCGAACTTCTGCTTCTTGTAGACAGTAGTCGGGGTGGTGACCCGCTTCAGAAGCTTGAAGACCTCTTCCTTCTTACGGTTACCCTTGGTGTAACCCAGAGCCCTCGCCTTGTCGTCCGTGATATCCGCGTGGATGGACTTGATGCGAGAGAAAGGAGAGTGCTTAGCGTCGTTCAGAACGCCCGAAACCCAATCGGTGCGGCGCTTGATGAAAGTGGGCTCGTCGGTGACGGCGCGAGCATCGGGGAACAGAACCTCGATGTTGTCGATGCCGTAAGTCCCGGCGTGCTGAAGGAAAGCGTCCTTGAAGGAGCTTAGGTTGTGACTGCGAGCGTCCTCGAGAGCGTCGACCACGGCGGAGTGTGCCAGCGCGATCTCGTCGTCGGTACCCTTCAGGGTGTCATCGCCCTCGAAAATGTTAGAGTGCATAGCCTCTTCCTTGTCGGTGTCGTCGGTGTCGTCGGTGTCATCCTGCTGGGCATCCTCGATAGCCTGCCCAATGACGTAGTATACGGCGTCCTTCTGCTTATCAGTCAGCGTGTTAAGAACGTCCGCGACAGTTTCCTCATCAGCCACATCGGCCTCCTTAGAGTTGTCCTCTTCAGTCTCATCAGCGTGACTAAGCTCGAGACCTGTAAAGATGACAGCTTCGTCGAGTTCCTCGATCGAGCCGTCGGAGTGCTGGAGAGACACGTTGTCGATCCGTGCTCCAGGGTTAGCCCCAGATAGTACCAGGCTAACCTCGACGATGTTCCCGTGAAGAACGTCGCCCCCTCGCTGGGTCAGCTTGTTAGCGAAGATGGAGAGACTATCCACATCCCCGTGCTTCACAAGCTCCTTGGCGGTCTTAGCCTGCTCACCGTTGTTGAACTTGGCGTAGCAGTAGACCCCATCGTTTCGGTTCTCCAGCAGCGCGTGACCCAACACGTTGTCGGGCGAGTTATGCCCGTGCTGCCAGACCAGCGGAACGGTCCCGCCATCGTTGTCAACAAACGCCCCCGAACGAATTGTTCGACCGTCGGAGCATCGCAGGTCATTTCGTGTGGCGTAGCCACTGAAGTCGAAGTCTCGCTTCGAAACTCCCATTTTGACTACTCCTCCTGTTCATCGTAGTAGGACGGATCCACGTCGACCGATTGATCCGCCTGCGTGTTGTACGCGTCGAGTTGGTTAACGTTAGGGTTACCCAACTGGTCAGCAATAGGCTCATCAGATTGCGGGAAACCGAACACTGGTCGAAGCTCGTTACCTGTAAGCACCTGATTACGTATCAAGATGTCCGCGACATTCGACAATCCTGTGATCGTCGTGTTACGGAAGACATCACGCTGATAGATCACTCGCTGGCCCTGCGTACGGGCGGTTTTGGTAAGGAATGTTCGGTTCATCGCATCTGCGATAGCTGCGACGATTGGTTCCACACATCGGTTCCAGTAGTTAAGCATCATCTCTTCGGTGGCTTTACCCTGGAACACATCCGCTGGCATTCCTAGACGGTTGTACAACTCCTCGTTAAGAAACTTGATCTGATCGAGAAGGTTGTTCTCCGCCGGACGATTGAGCTGAGTGATCTTCTCAGTACCATCGGTATAGACGATACCGTGAGCTGAGTTCGTCAGCTGCTCGTCAATAGCCTGCTGCCGCTTCTTAGCCTGTTCCTGGCGAGCCTCCGACTTGATGACGTATGGAAGCTGGATGATCAGATCGAGCTTCCCCTTACCTGCTGCCTCGTCGATGGAGTCGAGAATCGACAATTTCCGCTGAAGGCGCGAGATGGTAGAGTTCGGTCCATTCATCACGTCGGCCATGGGATTCTCGATGATCGCAACAGCCTTCTTGGGCATGAGGATCTCGTGTTTCTGTCCGTCAGCGTCGTTATAAACTTCGACGGTCACGTGACGTGGTCGCCAGTCAACGATCCGCCCAACCCGTAGCGAACGAATGTCGTATGACTCGGTCACTTTCGGATCGAGGGTTGTATCGACTGGAACAAGCGCAACCGCACCCTCGTCAAACAGACTTAGTACCAGACTCTGGATGAAAGGCCGGATTGTTTGATCGAGGTTTGGCGCAACGGTCAAGCAGTCGTTTAGATCTGAAGGTATCTCAGCTCGAAATCTACCATTTTGATCCACACGGACATGTCGGAAGTTAACAGCCGCCACATCGATAGCTATCTGGTTGTAGATAGTCTTAACAAGCGACTTATCGTTCGGAATCAATCGCCGAGTAACGGATGAAGGACGTAGTGTCGTGACTGGTCCCGAATTCCAATACTCTTTTGGATCACCCCGACCTGTGAAAGCATTCCAGGCATGGGCTAACCTGGAGCCAAAAGTTTCAGCCAATTCGTTCAGCCCTCCCTAAGTTATCGGAATGCTTTAAGGTTCTTCTGAGACTCATTGATGTCCCATGCGGAAAGCGCTCTGCGTCCGACTTCACGAACAGAACCGTCAGGATCCAACGAGATGATTGGAGATTTGCTCACACCTCCGGCGTCATTGAAGTCTTGAAGCGCATTGTAACCACGACTCTTTACCTCTCTGAGGAACGCGTCGTCGAAATGATTCTTCATGAACTGGACGGCCAAGAATACGTTTACATCTTTAGAACTTTTCGTGTCGACAGTTTTCTCACTTGTTCTAATTTTTTGGGCAACCTCGGTGTAACCGGATATCGCGCTCTGTCGGTGAGCTTTATCTTTGTCTTTTCGAACACCCCACTTCATACCTTTGACACCGTGGTGCGAAAGGTAATCACTCATTCGAATGCCTCCTTGTTTAGCTTGTAGGAGACGAAAGCATCCATCATTGCAGCAACGGAGTCAATCTTCTCTTCGCGGCGCTTCTTCAGAAGTTTTCGGTTGCCGTTAGTATCCTCGAGGGTGATGCAGTTACCCATGGTGAACTGCATAAGAGACTCATCAAAGAGTAGAGCCCGCTCCTCAGACAACTTCTTCAGTTCACCGAGAGGAACCGATTCGGTCTTAACGCCCTGAATGACCTTCTCGAGTCCGTAAGGCCCGTTCTCCTGCTCCCAGCGTGCTACGAATTCGCGCGCGTTGTACGGGTCGAACCCGAACGAACGAACATCGTAACGACAATCATCGATGAAACGATCCAAATCATCGTAAACCTCCATCATGTCAAGGATAGAGCACTCCAAGACCTGAAGCGAGCCCTCCTCGATGAATTCATCATACTTGAGTCGCAGAGCTGAGGGGAGTTTAGCGAGAGTAAGACTCGAGATGTAACATCGAGTCTTGATCCCGAACTCGCCTCTGGGTAGTGGGAACATGAAAGTGAAAGCGCAGAAGTCGTCGCCTTGAGATAGATCCGCTCCGAGTGCGCAAGGCATCCCCCAGAAATCGCGCTTGCGATGCGGTAGTGTCTCCTCGTATGTGAAGAAGTATGTATACCCTTCCATGGGGATCCCAAACCGCTTTGCGAGAATATCATTACGTGCCGAAGGAACGTGTTCCGCTCTCTCAACATCGCGCTGGTAAGTCTCGTAAGACACCGTGATTCCAAGATTCGGCTGGGCTTTGATCCACATCTCCGGGTTGGCGACCTCGGATATATCATCGAGACGATAGTACCAGATTGATGTATGTGGATCTTTGAACTCGCCTTTCAGAATACTAAGGAGTTCGAGTTTCATGGAGTCGCCCGCAGAGTTTCGAACAGTTCCTTCTGAAGACACTGCGAGAATCAGGTAATCCTGGATCTTCGATGCACCCTGCTCGATAGCGCCGACAACATCCTCCCGAATATCTCCAGATAACCACTCATCAACGGTGTTCATCTTGGTTCGGAGACCCTGAAGTTTATCGATGGTCATCGGACGGACCTCGAGGAGGCTACCCGTCAGGTTGTTCTCAATACCCTTCTTGGAGGGGAACAGTTTAGGCCGGAGTGCTTTATTTGAGGTGCTGTTCGGGCTACCCATTGCCAGGAATTTAAATAGCGGACCACGCTCTCGAACGATGGCGGTTCGAAAAGCACTCATCACCTCTTCGGCCTGTTTCATAGTAGGTGCAGTTGTGATTTGATGTGTGGTGCTTGTGTCGATCACCAGAAAGTAGGCCTGGAGCAAGGTCTCGTAGAGGGATTTGGCTGCACCTCGTCCGACGATGAGGTACTGCTTATTAGTAAGGCGAAGTTTGACCTTACGCATCTCAAAGTGCCCCCCGTGCCCCCCTTCTTTTGGCACGTAGACAGACCGCTGTTTATAGTACCACCAACCGAAGATCTGCTCAGCCCAGAGGAGGAAACTGTCGAGAAGTTTGAGCTCCTCGCCATCGGTTAGAGTCATCTCAGCCTCGGCGAAGCGAACAAAACCCTCGACAGCTCGATCGTCGTAATAGATGTTAGGATCCGCGATGAGTTCATCGATCCGGTTCATCTCCATAGCGATCTCCCGACACACCGGAATCTCACCCGCCAATACCTTGGCCCTGAAAGCGCCGTAGTACTTAGGCGTCGCGGTGTTGCTGAGCATCGCTATCCTCCATTTTGACTATCGCCGACGAGCGGCGTTCTTGCGCATCTCGGCGACTGAACCGAACTGCTGATTGAGCTTACTCCGATCGATCGGAAGTGTTCGCATCATCCCAGGACGGAAAGTCTTCCCGTTGGCTCGCTCGACGGCGGCTTGATACTTACTCATGCGGTGAGAACGAAGAAGTGTTGCCTCAGCGGTGCGCTTAGCCTCGAGTTTCTTCTTGGCCTCGGCAGCGGCCGCTTTCTTACTCTCTCGTGCAGCTTTCTTCTGAGCCCGGATAGCTGCGTTGGCGGCTTTTCGCTGTTGTGAGGCGGCTCGCTTCTGAGCGCGAATTGCGGCGTTATTGGCTTTTCGCTGTTGAGCAGCGGCCCGACGATTGGCCGCGGCGACTTGCCTCTCATATCGAAGTCGCTCTCGGGCAGCCTTCTCTTCGGGGGACATCTTCTGTCCCTTCTTCATACCAGGCACGCCATAGTGGATGAGAAACTCATCGGTGAAGTGAGCAGACATCTCCAGTCCTTCTTTTTACGATCGAGGAGTTACCCTACCCACTCGACGGTTGGAACTCTTCAACTCACCCCGTACGATCTTCTTAGGAGATCCCAGAACAGCATTCTGGGCCTCCATTCGCTTGTTTCCAGCTCGACGAGCTGACGCCATAGCCTCGGCAACGCCTGTGACGGGCTTGTTAGGCTGCGCCAACTGTTTGTTACGGACGACGCGAGGATTAGCGACTAGATCGCCCTTAACTCTTCGAACACCCTTATGCATGCCCTTGACACCGAAATGTACAAGGATCTCGTCGTCATAATGTGCGCTCATTAGACTCTCTTTCGTAAAGATTAGCCGAACTGTTTATTAAACGCTCGTCGAGCGTTGTATATATTGATCTCGTGCATCATTCGACGCATAGCTCCGGAGTTGACAACCACATCATAACCGGTTCGACCCGCTTTGGCTGCTTTTCTAGCGATGTCGGCAGTGGGTGGTATGACACCGGCCATCTGTGCGCCCTTGAACGCAGCAGCTCCAGCAAGGACCGCTGTTCCAACGTATTGAGTATTTCCCGTCGCCAGATTCCGAATCCCTCGAGCGGTCTTGCCTGCCGAATTCTTAACGTCTTGCCGGCGTCGCTTGCCTCGAGCCTGCTGACCGCGCTTCTCCCAATTAGTGTTCGAAACGTGGTTGTCGAAGGCCTTCTTATATGCGGCGTCTTTCGATCGCTGATCGACCTTGGCCTTAATCATCTTTCGACGGTTGCCTGCGCCCTCGCCGTAGTACATCTTGGCCTGGGTAAATTCTTTGGCATCCTTGCGAGCTGCCCGGTCTGTCTTTCGACTAACGCCCTGGGTTCGCTGTTTTCGGACGCCCCACCGCATACCTTTAACGCCATGGTGAGCCAGAAAATCCTCAGGGTAGTCGTAGATCATTTGAGAACCTTTCCAGCAGCAGCGACGCCCTTACGGATCTTGTCTGCCGTTGAAGCATCGAGACCACCACTAATAGCTTTATCGAGAATCGCCTTGAATGCGAAGGCGAATGCGGCGCTAGCCGCAGCCCCAGCGATCTTCATGGTGATATTGGCGAAGTTCTCAGCATACTTTTCGCCAAGCTTCTTAGTATACTTGCTCTGCTTCTTAGCAGTGAGGTCGTTGTACTGCTTCTCGAGATTCAAACGATTGACTCGGCGCTGCAACTCCTTGTTAGAAAGCGTCATGTTGGCGATGTCTGAATGGGCGTGATTATAGTCGTCATGCCCTTTAGGCTTGGTGGACGAACTTACAGTCGCTCGCTGTTTACGAACACCCCACTTCATACCTTTGACACCGTGGTGAGCCAAAACGGCATCGGCGTTATTGAAACTCATTTTGACTCGCTTTCTGCGTAGACATTCAGACGCCACTCGAGCTCGCTGATCTGCTTTTCGATGGCTGTCTGAACGAAAGAATTGGAAGGAGGATCGAACCAGATCCGGCAGCGCAGATACACATAACTTTGGACAGCCCAAAGGCCGTTGGTCGGAGGAAACAACTCATCCCAAGTGGTTGAGTCGTCCACAATCTTGCTTATGGCGGGGAGTACGCCAGTCTGTCGTAAGATCATCAACGCTGAGTTGATGTGCATCGTGATGTCGACATCGAAAGAGTGATCGTCACGGTCGACGCCCAAAACCTGTTTGGTATCCTTAAGGACGCCCATACTACCTCCATGGGATGGTGTCGTTAGGTCTCCGCTCTGGCGGAAGAGTTACTAGTAATCGACGGTCCCCATAGTGTATAGCGTTATGGGTTGCGTGTGTTGTGGTGATAAGGTACTCAGGGTTTAAGACGTCGGGGTTGTAATCTTCAAGATCCGAAGCAACCATAGGATTCATGTGATGGATGATGATCCGATCCATGATCTCGCGATCGTCGACTCCGAGATCGCAGCCATTGTCTCGAATGATGACTTGATCGCGGACTGACTTCCACTCTCGTGACCTATAAAAACGTTGATTCAGATAACGATCGAAACCGAAAGTATTAGCGCCGACGGAACCTCCGAGTTTTAGATATTCGTAACGATCCTCGAAGGTTTTGAGTCGGAACAACTCGGTGACGGTACGCTTCACTGATCTTCGACCCCTTGATAAGACCTCATGGCTGCGATCGCCTCGGTCATCAGTTGTTCGGTATTGGTGCTCGAATCGAGTACAGCCTTCTTGGAGTTAAGAACTGCGGTCTCCTGGCGAAGTTTAGCGAGTTCCAACTCCTCTCGAAGAGTTCCTCGCTTCAAAAGCTGCGCAACAATCATCGGAGAGGCCGTTCCCTCCCGAAGTTGCTTCTCCGCAAGCTCGTAGGCCAGTCCGATGAGGATGTGTTCCTGCTTCTCGGGGGTGGTTGCTCCTGAAACCCGAGACTTCTTGGTGCCTCCCAATGAGTTACCTCCTAGTCCAGGGGGAGAATATACAACATTCCGGGCGGTTCGACTATAGACTTGACGACTTCTACCCGCCTTCTGAAGGGGTACCAAGCCCTCAGATACTCGTTGGGGAGGAGCACCACAGAAAACCCAACGGTGCAGGGAAGTCGTCAAGCCTATGGCCGAACCGCCCGGATGCAAAACGCAACCCTCAAAAATCCCTGCGGGGAAAATATGAGG